ACAATAACGAGGGCTATTTACATAGGTCAAAAACTTACTTTATTGTGTTTCAGCTGTTTACGTTTTGAAAATCAAAAACAAAAATAAACAAATGGCGTTTATCATCACGCACCGCTGATTTGGGGAAAAGCGGTGCAACGTTCCAAAAGTTGGGAAATATGACAGGGAGGGGATAAAATCGTCCTTTGTTCCCACAGCGATTTTCAGTAATTTCGCAAGTAATGGAGAAGACAATTGAATTGAACGGCATCGATGCAATGCAATGGGCAAGAGAGATAAGCAGAGTACCACAAGGTGACTTCACTATCTGCTTCTTTCCTTACGCTCGCTCACAGGGTATGGCAGGCGAGCAAATGGTAGTCAAGGAACATTGCAAGTACCGCACACAACTACCAGAGGAGTGTTTCAAGGTCGACTCCGAGAACTACTTTCTCTTCGAGGATCAAGAGGGAAACCCTAAGATGTGCTATCGCATACTCATCAGATACATGGGGTTCCCACAAGACGGATATAAACTACATAAGATAAATTGGTTATGACAGATAGTATTGAACTGCACGGCAACGCTGGACTCTACGTCATGGACGGCAATACCTTCTCCTTTCAGATTGGAGAAGGAAGAGAGTTGTCGACAAGCCCAGGGCTACTCTTACCACAGGGTAGACAGACTTGCCTACATGAACACCAGTGGATGAGTGTGAATGGATACCAAGTGTGTATGCGTGGTATGAACAACGCACTGTGTGAAGAGGTAACGATGGAGATAAAGCAGAACCGCCTGCTGCCTCGCCTGTATAGCAAGGAGATTAAGATGCTCTATGGTAATGGACCATGCGCCTATATGCAGACAGTAGAAGGTGGTAAGCTGCGACGTGAGTACACCGCACTACCTGCTTGGGACGAATGGTTGAATAGCTGGCAAGAGCGTGGTATGGAAACATCTGCACAGGAGTTCGCTAAGACCTGTATCAAGAACTACTACTGGTTCGGTGATTACTTCGTTAAGTGGCGGTTCTCACGTGGTAAGCGTATTGGTATGTTACCAGTTGCTGGACTTGAACCATTAGAGAATAAGCACTGCCGTCTTGCTACCACTCGTAAGGATGTTGCCTACGATCAGATTAACTATGGAGACTTTAACAACATAGCTGTCGGACGGTGGACATACGGCTTAGGCAATTACAAGATATACCCTAAGTTCGCATTGTCAGAAGTTGACAACTATCTCTTTGCTGCCGTATCACACCACCGTGAGAAATCAGTCGATGAGTTCTACGGTGTGAACGAAACCCACCAGGGCGCACGTCCATATATCCAAGGTAGCAACAAGACCGCCTCCTATATTAACTCCTTCCTGCGTAATTCCCTTGCAGCGAAGATACACATCATCATTCCGAATGCGTGGGTGTCAAGCAAACGTAATCAGTTAGTTAAGCTATGCGAGGAGAATAAGGTTCGCTCATCTAAGAAACAGGAATTGGTGAAGTATAACGGCATCAGCATCGGTACCGAATATCGTGAATCGTTACTTGTAGAGTATATGCGATTGGAGCTGCGTAAGATAGGCGACTATCTGAGTGGTGCTGATAACCAAGGTAAAGCCTACTCTTCTATTTCGTTTATGGACAGTTCTGGAAACGAGCAGCAGTGGAGAATCGAGACGATCGACCTTAAGTATAAGGAATATATCGAATCTTTGATTTCTTACGATAAGCGAGCAGAAGAAGCCTTACTCTCAAGCGTTGGTTTGGATGCATCTATAACAGCAGTTAGCAAGGATGGTGTTATCAGCAAGTCAGGTTCTGACGCATACTATAACTACCTTATCTATATAATGTCACTCACACCAGAGGACGAGATATGTGCAGAACCGTTTAATCTCGCTCTCCGATTGAACTTCCCTGAACTCTATAAACAGGGTTATCGTATAGGCTTCTATCGTGAGGTTCCTCAGCGACAGGAAGACGTCGCACCGAAAGATAGATTAAATCAGCAGCAGTCATGAAGAATGTATTAGTAGATATTTTCAAGAACTTCTCCACCTTCAGTCTTTATGCGCCTGGAGTGGAAACTAATATGGACCTGAACGATTTGCGTTCGTCTGGTCTTACAGCACGTAAGCGCATCGAAACCGTAATCAGTCGTACTGTGTTCGATGAACTTTTAAAAGAGGAAGAAAACTCTCCTCTTATGGAAGCCTTGCGTGCTGCTATGGCAAACATGACCATGGCAAATCAAATCATCTTTGATAGTGTGAATCGAAGGAAGGGCGAGGTCAATGTGTATAAGTATGAGCTGGAGGCAATGAAGCGTTCTTATATGGAAAACTACTGCAATTCAATCGACACGCTTGTACAACTATTATCTGAACCTACTGAAGGTGAGATTGCAGAACTGTGGCGTAAGACACCTTACTTCCCTATCTTGGAGCGTTGCGAGATAAAGACAATGGATCAGATGGATTCAATCTATCCTATCGATGCATCTTATCTTTACTTCTTCAGAACTATACCATTGCAGAAGGAAACGCTCGATGAAGTTATGTCGGTTTACTTCGAGAAACTTACAGATGACAATAGAGAGCGCATTCGTCCTATCTTATTGCTTGCCCTGGTGAAGAAGACGATTGCAAAGTCGCTCCGTAGGTTTGATATCCTCGAGTTCCCTTCAACGATTCGAAACCTCTTCGATGATAGTCACGCTGCACGCTCTGGCAAGGATGAATCCAGTGCTATTTTCGCACTTGCCGACCGCCTCGATCGTGAGGCGGAAGAACTCCTCTCGAATGCTGATACGCTCCTCTCCTCTGAGTCTGTTTCTGATTTTTGCTCTAATTCAGCGTACAATAATCCTGATGATAATATTATAATGTTGCCATGATGAAGGATATTGAACTAATATATAAAGGTGAGACCCATAGCATTCCTAACCGTTGGGATGCTATGACCGATCGCCAGTATATCCGCCTTGTGAGCGACTTCCTTCGCATGGCAGCAGGCGAACTGTCCGCAGGAGAGGTTCGGATTAACTGGTTATGCGACATCATGGGTTGGGATATGCGCAAGTTCCATTCAGAGGAACAGATTGCTAACCTCGTAGCTATCTCCGAACAGCTCACGTTCATGTTTCAGATAAACTACCCTGATAACAACAGTGTACTGGATGGTGTCGACGAGGATACATACGAGTTATGCCGTCGCATTGATCCTTACCGCTTGAATATACCACTTGCACGTGTGCTGCGTCGGCTCGACTATCAATACGTAGTCGACCTCTGCTTCTGTGCGCAGCTTATTCCTTCAGTTCAGATTGGTGAGCGTACTTATTCAGGCTATCGCATAGAGACAGGGTTCGGTATGCTCACTTGCTCGCTTACCGCCCTTCAGTACATCGAGGCACAGGAACTTATCGAGCGAGGGGAAGAGTCGCTGCCTCTGCTTGCTGCTATTCTCTACTATCCAGAGAAAGAGTACCATTCTGAACGTGCACACGAATTAGCTAAGGTGTTCGCTCAATTACCCATCGAAACGCTCACGGCTATCTCGTTTAATTTCCAAGCATTCAATAACTATCTCTTCAGCAAGACCTCATTCGCTTTGCTGTCTAAGTTCGTGCATAAGCCCAAGCAGCCTATCACCACCGATGCTTCTGATGCCCTCTACGACCTCTCCAAGGAGGGACTTGGAAACGCAAAACAGATAGAGCAGATGAACGTACTTACTTATCTGAAGGTGCTGCGCAAAAAGACTATCGATGCGGTTAAGGATATGAAGGGTTTTGGATGGGATAAGTTAAAAATCAGTGAGGAGGTGGGGCTTCCTATCTCTGTAATCGATAAGATATTATGATTAAAGATCAGTTTCTCTATTTCGCACAATACCCTGCCAAAGAGGGCATCCGTGCTATACTTACCAATGGTTCGAGCGACTTCCCTGGTTACAACGAACTCGCAGAGTCACTTGATAAACTTCCCAATGTGTCGCGACTCCCTGAGATAGCCAACTATGTCTATGGTCAGTCATTCGATGAATTGAAGCAGCGCATCGATAAGCTGGTAGGCTCCTTCCTGTTCGTTGACTATGGCGAACTGAACATGTCAGCAGATGGACGCAATTCCTATCAGATTACACAACGCATCGCTATCACCGTGGCAAACAAGATGACAAACCGTGCTGATGCTGCTGAATACATGCTTGCCTCCGATCAGACCCTCCGATTACTCTCTAAGCTTCACGCTTGGATGATAGCTGATGCTGAAGAGGGCAATATCGACTGGTTATCTCGTGGCGAGCTTGATAAGGCTGAGATGATACCCTTCGTAGCTACTGAACTATCCTCCCTCGGATGGACATTGATGCTCTCTTGTGTTGCTCCTGACACGCTTGGAACACACGTTCTAAGTCGGTCCTTTGCAAATCGTGCTTAAATACTTACCTTTGTATCATGTTTTATTAGTTGGTAGAATTATAGTTAATAGTTTCTCATATTAAAGGATTGTTTAGGATAATGAATGAAGAGCCGGCGCAGTGATGCGTTGGCCCTTTTTGTATCGTTCTTTAGCTTTAGATAATTACTCCTAAAACGCTGATTATAAGTGCGATAGTACTTGCGTGTTCCTTATTATAGTGTTAACTTAGCAGTACAATTAGAAACAAAGAACATTCAAAAAACAAAGATTATGAACGAGCAAATTCAAAGCATTCTCAACGAGAACGGAACAAAGACTTCAAAGATTCAGAAGCTTCTCACCCTTGGACTTACACGCAGACAGGTAGCTGACCTTGTAGCAAACGGAAACTACGGATTCGTGCAGAACGTCTACAAGCGAATGATGCAAGGAATGACACAGAGCGCAGCACAAGCAGCAGCAACAGTTCTTCCACAACTCGACTACACCTTTAACCGCAACTTCGGTGTTGAAATTGAAGCTTACAACTGCATGAGAGGACGCCTCGCAAGAGAACTTACCGCAGCAGGCATCAGAGTAGAGGTTGAGGGTTACAACCACACCGACCACACCGACCATTGGAAGCTGGTTACCGACAGCAGTCTTTCAGGCAACAACACTTTCGAACTCGTTAGCCCAATCCTACACGGAGAGCAAGGACTTGAGGAACTTGAAAAGGTCTGCTGGGTACTCGACCTCTGCAACGCTAAGGTTAACGACTCTTGCGGACTTCACGTTCACATGGACGCTGCTGAATTCGACCTCCAGACTTGGAAGAACCTTGTAATAACTTACAAGCGCCTTGAGAATGTTATCGACCACTTCATGCCTCGAAGCAGACGCAACAACACTTTCTGCAGGCCTCTTACCACCATTTCAGAGACAATCATCAACCAAGCTTCTAACATTGGTGAGCTTAGAGCAGCTTTTAATCACAATCGCTACCACAAGGTTAACCTCGAAGCCTACGCACGCCACCGCACGGTGGAGTTCCGCCAGCACGGAGGTTCAACAAACTTCACAAAGATGTCTGCTTGGATTCATTTTCTCGCAAAAATGATTACCTTTGCAAAACAAGGGCAGGTACAAAACAACACCACCCTGCAGAACGTTCCCTTCCTTACCGAGAGTGAAAAGTTATACTTCAGATTAAGAACTAAAAAATTAACAGCATGTTAACAACTTACAGGCTGAAGGATGGCGACAAAATCGTCGCCACCTCTCCAGCTGATTTCCTCCACCAACTTCACACAGGCAGTCGCTTCGATAGCGAAGGCACAGATACAGAT